GTCCCGCCGGCGCCGCCGTTGATAATCATCTTACTCACTCGCGCTCACCCCTTTCAGAAGTACAGGAAAATCAGCCGTCGGCTTCTTGACACCGCAGTAGAACGTCGCATATCCGTCCTCAGTATCCCCATCCGTAATCATCCCCGTGAATTTCTGCCGCAGCTTCAACTCTTCCGCAGCCAGATCCTTCGGTGTGTACGGGTGTAGCTCCGGGTTGTCGGTCGCCAGGATCCCGGGCACCGCCACCCGCTGGGTATACGGGGCCGCAGCGGACCAGCCGGCCGCCGGCAGGGTGACCACAGTCGTGCGATCCTGACGCGCCACCTGCTCCCGCAGATAATTATCATTGTCCAGCAGGGTCTGATACCGCGGGTTGAACGTGTCCGGCGCAGCTCTGTCCTGAGCCGTGATCTGCTCCATGGTATCCGCAAACTGCGGCTTTTCTGTAATCGGAAAATTCGCCATCTTTGCGCCTCCTTAAAATATTTCATCCATATCGAAGATGAATTCCATGTCGTCGTCCTTGCCCTTGGGAAGGAATGTCTTGTAGGCAACCAGATCCCCATCTGCGTCAAAAAGCCCCTGCTCGGAAATGTTCTGGTTCGCCAACTCCGCCTTGGAAAGCCGCACCGTATACCGGCAGGTTGTCTCCTTCTCGTTGGTGTAGCTGTGGCTGTCAACATCCTTTTTCAGCAGCTCCGTTTTCAGCGCCGTCTCCGCCCCGGTTGTCTCGATTACATTTCCGTCCGCGTCCACGCCTCCGCTGCCGAACGCCATCTGCGTAATTGCCGGCAATGTCTGATCGCCCGAGTGGGCCCTGCACAGCTTCTTACGTCCGATCTCCGTGATTACTCCTTGTGCCATATATATTTACCATCCTTTCAAGACCTCAAAGGTCATATTCAAATATTTCCGCATCCAAAAAACTGCTTCCATCCAGAAGCGTGGCCCCGTCCAGATACCACAGATTATGTTCCACCCGCAGCTGGCAATCCATCTCCAGCGCCACCGGCTGCGTCCACTCCAGTCCCAGTCTACCATCTCCCATCGGCTGCCTGGCCGCAGCGCCGGTAATCCGCAGATCCGTTCCGGTTCCAGGCGCTACCCCCGCGCCGGTCCCGTATCCCCATGCCCATAAGGACGTCACCAGACACCGCCATTCGCTTTGGATTGTTGTCCTGGCCGGGTACAGATCCAGCCCCTCGATCTCCTTATATCCGTTGAGCAGATAGGTTCCATCCAGCAGCCAGTTCCCATCCAAATATAGAAATTCCCGGTTGTACCTGGCGAAGAAATCCGCCGCCAGCTCCATCCGGCTTCCTACCGTAACCTCCGCGGACATTTCCCCAGGATACTTCCCCGCAAAAACAAACACCAGATTGGCCGGGATCATTTGCCTCGTCATATCCCGAAGGTCCTGCAAAACACGATACGGCTGGTCCAGTATCCACAGCTCCAGCTCGTATGCATTTTCCCTCACCCACAATTCATACCCCACCTCCCCCACGGCAAGCTCCAGGCGCTCCCTGAGCCTGGGAATCGTGTAGGGAAGCTGCTGGTTCCATTTCAGGGATACCGCTGCGCGCCTATCCTCCAACGTATCGCCTGGATACGGCTTCAGCCCGATCATACGCTCAAACCGCTTAATTCCCTGAATGGTGGCGGATGGAATCAGGCTGTCCTTCCACAGCTCGTCCATTTTCCCGTACAGCCGTTTCAGCTCATATTCCTGGGCACTGTACAGCTGCCTGAATTCTGTCACATCCCGCAAAAACTCCGGCACGTACCCGGCCAGGTCCAATACCCGCTCCGACTGTTCAACCCGTTTATCCACTCACATCCCCCCTGACTGCGATTGAACTTGAAAGAAGCGCGTAGTTGCCCGATTTGCCGTTGATCGTCGTATCGTAGGCATCCATGATCCCTTCGATATCCAGCAGCCTTCCCTCAATCCGTGAAACCCGCACAATCGTCTGACTGTCATCCTGCCAGGTCATATTGAGCTCGTGCAGGTAGGTATCAATCGCCTTAAAAATATCCTCCTTGCACCGCTCGAAATTATAATCTGTCTGGTAAACAATCGTGGCGGATATGGAAATCTGCTCTTGCGCTGCCCCCTCTACTGTCACCACATGTCCAATGGGCGCCAGGCCATACCCCTTCCCGGCATCCACTTCCGGATCAATGGTATCTTTTACCGCTCGAATCAGCTCATCTGACGGGACCCCATAGTCTGAACCGATGATAACCAGTTTTACCGTTCCCCCACCGTTCCACGCCGGATACACCTTAACGCCTCCCACGCCGGATATACCGTTCACCTTTTCCCTGTAATCTGCAATATTACCCCCAAACGCCTGGGAATTCAGACTGTCAAAATAGCGCCGCCGGAACCGCTCCGTCTCCTCCTCATCCTCCCCTGGGATCAACAGCTCCGTCAGCTCTGCCTTGGTTAATCCTCGGATATACTCGATTGGAATAAGCGTTCCAAACAGCATATTCCCCGCTGTGCCTATGGTCTCACACTGCATTTTGTACTGACCGCGAGCAATTCGTTCCACCGCCACATAGTTCAGCGTTTCCAAGGAGAAGCGGCTTCCGATGGGGATATCCACATCAAACTCGCCCTTTAATACTGCATAGGTGGATGCCTTTGGGGTCAACCCGCGCTCCGCGGCCCGCCTGACCAGATACTCACGGCCGGCGGTATCTGCAAATAATTCATTCAAAACGGCATACAACTCTGTATACATCATCTGCATTTCCATAGCAGCCGGAGCCAGGGCGTCGTATAAAATGGACCCTTCCCGCTTATCCAAATCGGCCGAAACCCGGTTCAGCATACGTTTTAAAATATCTTCATACGTTACGTTCTCATACACCCGTGTCCACCTCCTTTTCAGCCTCAAATACTCCCTGATCGCAGGAAACCGTAAATGTCACAAGCAGCTGCTTTCCGCTTCGAGAAAATGAAAAAGCCCCGACGCTTCGGATCCGGTCATCCTGCGTCAGCGCTTCTTTGATTCTCTTCTTTATTTTGGATTCCAACATTCCCTGAGACCGGCCGTACAGCTTTGAAAACTCCCGGCCATAATTCCAGCTGTAGATAACATGTTCAAACCGCTCCGTGTTTAATATGCAGTTCACCGCCTGCTTTACTGCCTCCAGGCCGTCCACATATCCCAAGACCCTGCCATTTTTCAGCCGGTATGTCCTGGATGGCTGTTTACGGACGGTAAAGTCCTGTTTTAAAATATTACCTGTATCCGGCAGCACGTCTGCACCTCCTCTCTACCAACGGTCCAACACAAGGTATTGCTGGCCACCTTTTTTCTGTAACAGAAGCACCTGCTCTCCCGGTTTTAATCCACTTTTTACCGTCACGGACACCTCTCCCAACTCCGGGATCACCATCGTCTCTGTGTGATCCGTGAGCCGCTGGGGTACCAGCACCTGGCCCCCCTTTACTGTGGTCTTCTGATCAATCTGCACAGCGGCTGGGGAGACCGACACCACCGTGCCGGGAAGAAGGTCACAGGGATCACCGGCCTCCACGGCCTGCAGCATGATCCGTTTCATATTATCAATCCATTGGTTGTCAGGCATTGATACCAGCTCCTTTCAACGTTAAATCCATTGTATGGATTCCCTGATCAATCTTATGGGTAACCGCTTCGATCAACAGATAATTTTGCAGCTGCATTTCCCGTACGTCCAGAAATACCGGCAGCAGACAACCTGCGCGCACCCGGATATCTCCAAAGGCATTTTTGACGGACAAGCTCCGGGTTGGCTGGTTGTACATGGCCAGATAGCGCTCCGCCACCTCCTGGCCGCTTACACCCTTGTCAACACTCTCGTTGAACTGCAGAATCCCCCATTTGTTGATATTTTCCGTGTGCTTTGTCATAAACACATCTCGTTTCTTTGTCTGCTCATTGTCCTGGTAAAGTTTGATCTGATTGTATGTGTTCTGGTCAATGCTGATCTTGAAATCGTAATCCTGGGCAGTCTGATCGTTGACCGTGATTCCCAGCTTCATATTCGTGATATTTTTCAGCGCCAGCTTTCCCACATCATCGTAGAAAACGAACATGTTCCCGGTGTAGATCATGGTCAGGTCCAGGGCGTCCAGAATAATATCAAACAGCGTCTTGTCCTTCATATTCCGGGACTCGATTACATAGCCGGTATCCTCCAGCTCTCCCACGTTCAGAAGGAAATCACCGGCGATCATGCGGATCACCTCGGTTGCCGTCTTGGCCTCATAATTGTAACTGTCTTTATTTTTCAGATATCGCAGCTGATCATAAGCAGTCACCTTCACTTGACCGTTGCCGTTCCAGCTCCGTTCGAAGATAAAGCCAAAAAATACCGGCTGGCTGCCTACGTCCACCCGGATTGCATTTCCCTCTTCTATTTTCAGGCGGCTGTCCGGGAGCAGGGTGAAGGAACATTTTCCCGCCTCACCCTTGCGCTTCGTCTCCCAGGTAACGCTGTCCAGAGCCACTGGTTCATAAACCATTTGGCCGTTCTGGATATATAAATGTACATCCATTATATTCACCTGCCTTTATGTCGGGATCGTAAGGATCTGGCCTGGACGTATCAGGTTTGGATTGCTGATTTTGTCCCGATTCAGGTCATAAAGCTCCTGCCAGCGGTTACTGTCCCCCAGCAGTTTCTTCGCAATCTTGCACAGATTATCCCCGTTTTCAACTGTATAGGCGCCAACCTCATCCGGCTGACCCTTGCGCTCAGGCTCCGACTCACTGGCTGTCGGGACACTCTGGTCTTCAATCAGAGTAAAATTCATGATCTTGGTGCCATAGTTCCGGTATTCCTTCAATGAAATGGAGACTGCCAGGTCGAATCCCTCCTTCACGTCGTCAGACACCTTGTAGTCCTCCAGGGTTACATCCAGATTGGTGTCAAAGGAATGGAGCCGGCCGGGGCCATCGCGGATCACGATGAATTCAAAGGGGACTTTGCTCTCCTTCAGTTCCTGGAGATGGTCCAGAAAATCTTCTGCGTCGTCCACACTGCCGTCCCAGACCGCTGCCGGGTAATCCATTTGAGGGAATACAATATCCAGAGAGATCTCTGCCAGACCGGTAGGCCGCAGCATGTTGATTTCCTCCCCGCTGATCAGATTTGCCGTCTTGTTTTGGCCGGGATATTTGATCGGGATTTTCTGGGGCGGGATAGGAAGCAGCATGTCGTCAAGGTATACTTCATAAGCCATCAGATGTGTCCTCCTTCCGCTGCGGCCGCCAGGACTCCGCTGGTGAAAGTGTTCATAAACGCGCCCAGATCCTCGAAGTCGGCCTTTTTGGTAAGGGTGTTATTGTTGTTCACGTCTACCTTTAATTCGGCCAGGGTGAAGCGGTTGATGATCTCCTGCTCGGCGGCGTCGCGCATGTACTTTAAGTCCTCGTCCATGATGTCCATGGAATCGGCTATAGCGGCGGTGTTGGCAGCGGTTTTTCCTGTATTTCCGGCAATGTCTCCCACCGAAGCTGCTTCTGGGTTGTAATTCCCCTCTTCCGCTGTTTTTTTAGCGTTTTTCTTTTCTTCTGCCTCCGCTTTTGCAGCCGCAATATCCGCCTGCCGTTCCATTCTCGCTCTATCTGCCTGCCGCTGCTGCTCCGCCAGCTGTTGCTGTCTGTCCTGCTTGTCCGCTGCATTCTTCTCCTTTAATGCAGCCAAATCAGCGGCACGTTGTTTTTGGTTAGCCTCTTCCTCAACCGCTGCACTAGTAGCAAATTCGACATGAGCAACTGTTTCAATCGATGTCCCGGCAATCTGGTTGACTGTTTCGATGAACGCATTGACACGATCAATCGCACCATTGATGAAATCCTGGAGGAGTGTAAGGCCTTTGACTTTCAAATTACCGATAGCATTCAGCACTCCTGCTTTAAAGGCTTCAAAACCGTATTGCATGGTGTCAATTCCGTTCTGGATGGCGTTCCAAGCGACGGTAAAGCCAAGTTTTAACATGTCGACCCGGCTTAGAACTGTGTTTACACAGGTCAACCAGGCTACTTTGAGGCCGCCGACATGATTAACCCACGCCACTATGCCTGCCACGACTGCGCCAATGGCAAGCGCCACCCACACAAGCGGGCAAGCAAGAAGCGCGGCTGTCAAGCCCTGTGTGGCCAACGTATGCAGAACAGTAGCTGCCGTTGCCAACCCTGACCAAACGACCTGCGCCGCGGCAGCAAGGTTGTATCCAAGAATCGCCCCTGCCACAGCACCTATAACCGGACTAAGCCAGGACCAGTTCTCCTGGACAAATACCGCCGCCTGCCCCATCAAATTCAAAGCCTGTACTGCGCCTCCGGCCAATGTCTGAATTGCACTGGTTACGCTCTCCGTAAGCGTGCTGAATCCTTCTGTCTGCGTCACCGCACTAAGCTGCTGTAAAGCAGGTTGAAACGCCATCAACGCCTGGTTTTTAATATTGTTCGCCACCTGACCGAATGTCAGCGGCATTTTCTCAAACTTAGCGTTTGTCTCATCAGCTGCCGCAAACATAGCATTCTTTATGATCTCCGCGGAAATAGCGCCGTCAGAAGCCAGCTTCTTGATCTGTCCAACCGGAACCCCCATATAATCTGCGATATTCTGTACAATAGGCTGGGCATTGTCCAGCACTGCATTCAGCTCTTCCCCCTGGAGCTTTCCGGAAGCCATGGACTGCGTCAACTGAAGCATAACAGAATCTACGCCCTGGGCGCTGGTTCCTGCGATGACAAACGATTTATTTAACTGCTCGGCAAACGCAATTAACTCATCATTGGAAGAAAATGCCCCTCGTGCCTGCATACCAAGCTTTGCCACCGCGTCCGCCGTTGTTTGATATGCCCCTCGCGAACGCTGCGCTGATTGAAAAATTTTCTGCTGCAACTGCTCTGTAGTATCCAGACCGTAATTCATCAGGTCCAAGCGGGCGGTTGTCTGTGTCACCTGATCTGCCAGTGAGATTGCCTTTCCCGCAGTGGCTGCGCTGATCAACATAGCCGCGTAGCGCTTGATTGAGCTTTCCAGACCTCCTGCCGCGGACTGACCGCCCTTGACAGATCTGTTAAATTGCTCCTGAGCCGAAAAATTCTCCCTTATATCCCGCTCCGTGGAATCCATAATGGAATTAAGTTGCTGATAAGCAGCATTGGTAGCAGAAATATCCATTCGTCCCATTGCAGCATTTAATTGCCCTTGCACGTTGACCGCCTGAGATAATTTGCCACGCAAAGCTTCCAATTCATTATTTGTCTGCTCTGTGCGGAATTTTACAGGAATGCTGTTCAATTTCTGGATACGGTTGGTTAGGCTCTGCATACGAATTTCAGTTGTCGCCACATCATTGATCATTCCTGGCGGCACAGCTTTCATACGCACAGCTTGACCTGAAATTGCTTTTTGGTTTTGGATTAGCTGTTGTGCAGCAGCAGCGGCAGCCTGATATTCGCTCTCAAATCGTTCTGCTCCACTGGTCATAAAAACCGGCTGGTTCGATACACTGTTCCATTCCGGTGGATCCGGTGCAGCTACCGGAGTATTTTTTACATTTTCCAATTCTTCCTGATACTGCGCCAACTGTGCAGAAGCACCGGCCACCGCAAGCTGCATCGCCAACGCTTGTTCCGGATTAAACCCCACATCTGATGCAGTCTGCGCAGCAGTCATGCTACCCACCATCATATTCATTGCCGTTGTGATTGACTGCAGCACTGGTGTCATCCGATCCGCCAGTTGGATTGAAGAACTTATCCCTGCCATGGACTCACTTCCTTTCGCAATATATTTCCCCCTGTCAGCAGATTTTCTATTGTCGTTAAGGTTTGCTCATAGTAAAATGATTCCAGGAGGTGTTTAAAATGCTTAACATATTCAAATTTTTAAAGAACAGCGATAAAAAAGAACCTGATTCTCTATTCAAACCAGTAAATCCAGAACCAATTCCACCAAGATCCCCTTCTTTTAATGAGGATTCTATGAGCCAACAGCAAATGACGCACCAAATCATTGAAGAAACCCCACTTAACAGTAGTGCCACGATTGATGAATTAGACCGAATCGCACAAGAACGATCCGATCGTTTATATAACGAACGTCAGCAGCGCATCCATAAATTCAATCCATTTGAGCTGAATATTCACAATGTGGATACTTCTCCATTGTCTTCCGTAGAGAGAGCTTTTTTAAAGCAAATGAATGGACAGTCTGTCGAAAATCCGACTGTTAATGCCTATTGGATTTACGAATATTCTTTAGATTTTGAAGCAACCATGACCAGGTTGATAGTCAATCATTACTTACAAATATCTGACGCTTTTATGGAACTTGACTTTTTAACCGTTATTGAGCTCAAAGCCATTTTAAAGCAATACAATCTTGGTATTGCGGGCAAAAAAAAGGAACTTATACAACGTATAAAAACAAATGTTTCCAGTGAACAGCTCTCCGCCACTCTTAATGGCCAAACAAAACGGTATATACTAACTGCCAAAGGTACGGAGGTTATCGCTGATTTGCCACTATCAATGACCAAAAACCTGGAGCTAGAAGATCATTGCTTGGATTGTATTTACAAAAGACGTTTAAATGAAGCATATCGATTGGTTTGCAAAAATGAGCTGAGCAAAGTCATTCCCAGAGGAATTGGAATGGATTGGAAACAAGAGTATGATAAAGGCCTTTCCGACTTCAAACTCCAACTTTACACAGCGTTTCTTGAACAAGACGAGGTTAATATTCCTAAAATTTTAAAAACCTATGAAAATCAGTTGAAAGCATGTGCTATTCTTGGAGATTTTTTTGGAGTTGCCACCTCTAAAAGCGGAGATCTCTTTTTGCGTATAACAGATTGCAACCATATTTCTAAATCTGAAGTAATACCCATAATGCAGGAAATGCAGTTTAAACTTGCAACCGCCATACAAGAGCATACACTCGACATACTTAAAAGTTGACCACGGATTTGCAAATAAAACAAGCGCTTTCACCAGAGGCTTATCTACCGCTTCTTACCCTTTTTCATTTTTTGTGCTTCCCTCTTATCCTTCTCCAGCTTCATCTGCACAGCTGCCACCACATAGGCCCGTTCCTGGATCTCAAGGTCCAGGAACTCATGGGGCCATTTGTGAAGTTTATGGAGGCAATAGTAGGCAATGTTCGCCTCCATATCGCCTCCATCAATTAGTTTTTTGCCTCATCCACCTTTTCCTGGAAAGACTGGTCGAATCCGTGGTATTCCTGCAAACGGTTCATAAACAGATTGTATTCTCCGGGATCGTCAATCATCTCCTGGATCAGCTGCTCCGCCCCCATCACTCCATAAGAGTCCTGAAGCTCCTTATCGTTCAGGTTCGGGTATACCACGCAGGCCGCGGCCATTCTCGCCAGATAACGGTTGGCGTTAAACTTCGGGCGGAACATACCGGGCTTGCCTGTCACCTGAACGTCCACGGTGCACTCCTCCCGCAGCGCATTGTCCTCCTTTGTGGTCAGTGGACGCACTTCCCATGTCAGTGGCTTCCCTTTCTCGTCCGTCAAAGTCGTTGTGGCCGCCAACCTCAGATTCTCCTTGGTCTTCTTATTCTTTTTCAAAAATCTGCTTAAATCTCCCATATTCACTCATCCTCTCTTTCTCACAGCATTCCGCTCATATTTCCAAACACCTCCGGAATCTCAAAATCCTCAAAGGTGAAATCAGCATCCTCGTCCAGGTACTCCGCGTCCGCGTCGAACTTGGCCAAAATCCCGCCGTCCAGATTGCAGTCCTTCAGGATCACAGTCTGCCGTCCGACGCTGCTGGTCGGGTCCTCGTTAGTAATCTGAATGTCAAAATACACATCCTCCCCGGTCTCCTTGTACCGGTACAGCAGCTGGCGGAAAATACTGGTGTTGTAGTGGAACGTGGCCGATCCGCTGCCCTTCCAGCCGGTGGTCTTGTTCCCCTTCCCGGTCTTTCCCAGAATCGGGATCTCAGACTTGGTTTTCTCGATACTGGCCTCCAGGTTGATGGCCTGCATAAAATTATAGCGGTTTCCTTCAATGGTGATAAAGCACTCCGCCAGCGACGCGCTGATGGCGTCCTTGGCGTTCATAATCGGATTATTCAGCATAGTCTCTCACTCCTTTCTACTGCACGACCACAGTCATATAAAGCTGTGCCATCGCGCTGATCGGCGTCACCGGGCAGCTGGCGACGATGGACTTCTTGCCCTCTCCCTTGACGATCACGATGTCGTCCGCTTTAAAATTCTCAATGGCCCGGATCTTCTCCAGCTCCCGGTAATACGTCACCACATCGTTCCAAAGGCTCACACGCCCGGCCTCATCATTGGGGATCTTGCCCAGATACTTGTTCCCGAACAGCGCCGCAACATCATTGCCGATCTGGTCCAGCACACGCATGGTCTGATTGCTGGAAAAGTCCTTGCCCTTCTCCTCCGTATAAGTCACCAGAGTGTTGATATCTTCCAGAACGCGGGTCTCGTCGCCAACCCGGTGCAGGATGAATTTGCCGCCCTTAATCGCCTCTTCCAGCGCCTTCTGGGTATAGGCTGTATCAACTTTGAATTCACCGTCGTAGGTCTTGTTGGTATTGGAGGCGTTGACCGCGCAGCCGGCAATCGCTCCCGTCACCCAGTATACCAGCGAACAGGCGTCGGCACTCAGCGGCGCCCCACTGTCCTCAGCTGCCGCGCTTCCTGTCAGACAATTCTCCAAAGACACAATCCCCTCATAATCCGCCGCATACCGAAACAGCACCGTCTGGAATTTGATTCCCATCTCATCCCGCATGCTCTTCGTAAAGTCGGCAAACTGCTTTTTCACAGCCTCGTCATC